ATTAAACTCTGTATCAGGTGAATTATTTAATGGTGAAGAAGGTATCGAAGTATTGCCTGTGTTTAGATAGCTCTCCAGCTTCTTCAAAAAGCTTTATTGTCTGTGTTTTTACATCTCCTTTTTCGTAGATGCCTTTGTTCTCTGCCCAATCTCTTATTGGCTGTAGTTCGTTTTTTAATTTCATTTTAAAGTAATTTTAATTGTTTGTTTATTATTTTAGACATTTTGTAGTTAGGCTTTCCATTAGTTATCCATAGGCCTAGTATAGTGTCACCTACATCACCTTTAATACCTCTCTTGCCATTTTCGTGCCAAACTACTATTTCTCCTGATTTTATTTTAAGCTTATAAGTCGTGATGTTGTTTTCAAAAGGCCCATCATAAGGTCCTATTTTACTTACTATAAATGCTTCTTGTCCGTTCATTTTATTTCTTGTTTAAAAAATCGTTGTATATGTGCATATTATTTACAAAATGATAGTAACTACCTACTTCGGTTTTAAGTTCCTTAGAGATCATCTCCTGTAGCTTAGAGAAGCAATATTGATCATTGCAGAATCCGTACCAAAGATCATTAGATCTCATCATTACACTCATGTTTAATTTATTTTTAACTATAAAAAAATTTATAGCATAAGTACAAGGAGTGTCATTGTCAAAGTTGTGTCTATCTTTAGCGTCATAAATCGAGATTGAAGCTCTTCTTGATTCTCTGTTTCTCTTTAATTCGTCTATGACATATCCTAGTTGATTGCCTCTGCTCCATTGCCAACCGTAATTAGAATTAACGTTACCATCTTGGTCCATACAATTTTTCCATATCTTTGCTTTCTTAGAAATTTCTTCTGCGTTAGGGTTTTCAGACAAATACCATTGCCATTCAAACTCAGCGTAGTTAGACTTCCAGTTTCTCCAATTAGTTTCTACTATGTTCTCAAGTGGATTAAGTATATTGAAACCTACATTGTGTAGGCATTTAGTGCCAGAGTAGTCTATTCCTTTATTTGAAATCTCATCGTAGAGAAATTCAAATGCTTCTTGTGCGTTATTAAATTCCATATTTGTTAAAATCTTTTAAGTCGTTCCAATCTCGGTAAGAAACTATTGCTTTCTTGTCAATGACAGGCAGCTCAGCTTCTCCTGCTACATTAAAAAACCAATCTCCTTTTTCGCCATATCTGTTTAAGTAGTCCCATCCTTTTGAATCGTAACTGCTTTCGCAATCAAATTTGCTAGGAATTAAATCAGATTTAGAATCAAATGGTTTGTGGTAAGTGTAGAACTCTGCTGCTCCTAATTCTCCTTGCTGTATGTTTCTAGAAACTGCTACTGCTTTAAATTTAGTATCTGGGAGTGCTATCTGAAGACTTCTAACCAATACTCCAGTAGAAATAACTGTCCACATAGTTTTAGGTTTCTCTTTGTCTTTAAAGTAATCGTAAATAGATCTAACTCCACCAGCTATCACGTCGCTGTGGTTCAATCCAAGTGGTATAAAGAATGCAGATACCTTCTCTGCATATTTCTTCGCAATAGAGTTAGCGTTAGGCATAGCTGCGATTCTAATAAACAAAGGCTTAGCTCCGTACTGTATGCATAAAGCTTGATGATCACTTACTTCCTTTGAAGATGGCATTACTAGAGTTAAAGAGATTCCGTACTTTTTACATAGCCAAGATAAAGAAATGCCAGCAAAACCTCTTCTAGGCTGAACGTAAACTACTTCTTTTACATTTTGCTCTGCTAGTCTTTTTATTAGAAATTCTCCAGCGCGAGCCTTGTAGCCAACAGAACAAGCTTTAGATTCATCTATTACTTTAAAGCCATCTACTTCATCTACTATAAAATCACCTAACGAAGACTTAAAATCTTTAGTTATTTCTAAGTAGTAGTTAAGATCTTTGTCATTTAGATCTTTGTTTTCTTTTCCTTTTTGTTTATTTATGAACATTGTTTGTGTAAGTTATGTTGTTGTTTAAAATTAAATGGTCTTTAGATTGGAAGTTTTCAATGTATCTTATAAAATCACAAGCAACATCTTCCATGTCGTATGGTTTAGATTTGCCACCGGATATGTCACATAGATGCCTAAGCGCTTCATTATTTTTCATTTTAGGTAGTATCATTTTAAGGCATTTTTTTGCATTAGAACCTACGTAGGTATCACTATCTCTGTCTACTAGTGCTGGGTAATATTCTGCCATGTCCATAGCAAAAGCAGTTAGCACAAAGTTTTGTCTTTTGTAACCTTTTCTAATAAGCCACAAGTTGCCTTCGTCTACCACGTCTTCTATTCCAACTTTTCTACTCTTAATCATGAAGTTTATTAAATAAGTCACTAATCCCTCTGCCTCATTTAATATGAAGTTTCTTAATCCACCTTTTATCATAGGAAGAAGGTAGCCCTTGACGTCACAAAACTTATCTTGAGGAAGTGAACGCATCCAATCTTGGTAGTCTGTAAAACCATTTTTAAGTTGATCTACAACCCAGAAATTGCCAAAACCATGAGTTCCAAAAGGAGTTCCACCAGCTTGTTTTGGCTTGTAATTTATTCCAGATCCGCATAGTCTAAATAAGTAGCACAGTTTCATGAAGTCGTCTTCGTAAAACCTACCATCTATAGCTTTAAAATAAACACCATTTCCTTTTGGATCTTTTTCGTTTAGCTTTACCGCTTCAAGTAGAGAGCTAAAGGCTGCAAATCTTCTGTTCACTACATCGTAGATAGGTACATTCCAAACTAGATCATCGTTTACGTCTTCTTTTGTCCATGACCCTCCTTCGAACTTTAGTTCTTGCATCATGTTTGCTTTCTTATAATAGTTTAAGAATTCCTGTATCATTTTTTTCTTTAGTTAATTGGTTAATGTGTTTGTAAGAGCTAGGTCTTATGTGAACAGATTGCTTAGCCTCCATGTCATCAAAAGACAGTCCATTTTCGTAATCAAATTGCCAAGAGATAACATCTAAATTTAATTTAATTGCTATCCTGTCAATAAGGCTATTAAAGTAGTTGACGTAGCTAATTCTTTCTTCTTTACTGCCAAAGAAATTTTCACCTTTATACTTTCCAGTTCCAGGTATTTTTCTACTCTCATCCTCACAAGGTATAAGATGCACCAAAGTTACTTTTATTCCTTTCTCTGTCAGCTTACTTATTTGGTTGAATAGATCTATTGACATTTTTTTTATTGCCTCTTCTCCACCATGGTTATGAGTATGAAATCTTATGTCAATATTGCCAGCGTAAAACACTAAATCTGTAGTATCTTCTTTTATAAATTTTTCTATTCCTATTTTTAGAAATCCATGTAAAGTTTTACCATCATTTCTGCTTATGCTATAGCCAGGTTTAAACACTGAAAGAGAATGGCTGTCACCTAATACTAACTTGCTATTTACTTTAGATAAATCTATTACCTCAGGTACAGGAAAAGAAAGATCTAAATGCCTTAACTCTTTTCTTTTAGTCAATAAAGCGTTGTAGTCTACTTTAGAATTTACAGAATATGTTATGCCTTTGTAGTTAGATAATTTAACTAGAGATTCAATCTGTTTCTCTTGAACTCCTCCAAAGAAATTAAAAGATCCTTCTTTGTAATTAACTCCTTCGTTTATAACTAAGATGTCGTATCCACTATAATCGCATTTGTTGTCTAATACCTCTACTTCTGTTCCAAATTTAGTTTCTAATACTGACTTGCAAACTAAAGTCCATCCAGCATTATGCGAACTTAACCTAGTACTTAGGTTAGTCACTATTCCTATCATTCCTATTTTCATTTCTTATTTGATATGTAGTTGTTTAAGGAACCTAAATAAGCCACAGCATCTAATAGATTATCTTCTTTATGTGCGTAAGACTGTCTTGAAAGTTTAAGCGCTACCATCGCGCTATACATAAGCTCAGCGTTAACTTTGTAACCTACCATGCCAGATAATATAAGAGCTGCTCTTTCCATTCCTTCTTCAAATGGTCCATACATTCTCTCTTTTTCTTCTGATCTTACGTTTACGATTTCATTTGCTTTCTCTAGTATATTCATTTTTGTTAACCTTTAAGTTTAATTTTTTTATTCTTTTTTATACTTACGAGTTCAAGCATTGAAATGAACCCAATTAAAAACGTGATACTTGCGTACACTGGCTGGTCTACAAGTGAAACCATGAAACCTAAAGGCATCATCATAGTGCCTACTTTTAGTATTTCCTTTTTCATTTTATTAAATAATAACAATTAGAAGTTGCTAAAAAATTATTCCAGTCAGCGTCGGTGTTATTCTCCAGCTCCTCGAAAGTAGCTTTTGAAAATTGCGAGGTGCGATACTTGCTATCCTTTACTCTTATAGTGAAGGTGCGGTCTTTTTGGTTTGCTTTAATTGTCATGTTTTTATTTCGTTATTGTAACGCAAAGATACACATTAAACTATATCCAAAACTAGGTACAGTTTATTTATAATGATTTTAGATAACTACTTAAGTATCTCTTGCTCGTTCATCAAGTCGATTATATTAGAATAATCTCTTTGAATCTGCTTATCAAAACCAAGAAATGTTTGTATAGTTTGTCTGCCATGAAGCACACTAGTGTGGTGTCTGCCACTTAAGTATACGCCTATTTCTTTAAGGCTACTGTTAGGGATGTACTGCTTTACAAGGTAGCAGAACATGTGCCTTGGGGTAACTAAGGATCTAAATCTTAGCTTTCCACGTATCTTCTCTGGTTCACTTTGGTAGTACGAAGATACTATGCTCATTATCATTTCAAATGTCAAAGAGTGTCCATTTGCAATCTGCATATATTGATTATTCTTGCTCTCTAAACTGTGTTTAGTTCTTAACTGAAGTATTCTTTCGTCTTTATAACCTTGTTTTTTTAAAAAACCTTCTAACTCATTTATGTATGTGCCCATTGACGTCAGCAGTTGACCATGCTTATCAAGTTCTTTTTTAGTCTCTCTTAAATTCATATGTATTCTTTGTGTCTGTTTATTTCTTTGTCTATCGAGAAGTGATTAATTAAGTACTCTTCTGATGTTGGTATGTATGTGTTTAATTCTTTTGCCGCCTTTGTTCTTATGTACTCTATGAACTTTGTCATAATAAGGCTATCGAGGTCTGCGCTGCTTGTAAGGTATTTTTTATTGTTCTTTGTGTATATTAATCCGTATTCTCTTTTTAGGTCTGTCTTTGCTTCTTCTACTGTAGATCCATACGCAATTGCATAGAGAGTTACTACTACATAAAAGTATTTATTTTGTGATAGAGATCTTCTTTTCTTTATCTCTTTTAATTCAATTTTTTTATTAGATAATAGCAAGGCTTCAAACTTAATCTTGGCCTTGCTTATGTCATCTTTGTTAGATAGATCAAATGTCATTTGTGACGCTTATCGAATTTATAGTTTCTTAGCTCTCTACTTGCTTTGCTGTAGTCGCTTACTAACTTTTTAAAATTCTCATCCCCTTTAAATAACTCATCGTCATCTGGTTCTGCTTTTAGTACCTCAAAAAGTGCTCTAATCTCTTGAGGTACTTTAGCAAAACTTCCTTCTGTTATTTTAAGGAAGAGGTTGTTCATTAAAATGGTATGTCTTCAGATTCGTCAACAGGAATCTCGTTTGGTTTAGACATAGATTTGAATTCGTCACTTGACGCTACTCTTTCTTTGATAAAACTAGGCAAAGAATCAAATAGTTCATTGTTGAAGTTGTCAAAAGAAAGAACTTGGTTCTTGTTAATTTGATTAGGACACTCCATTCCCTTTGGTAGTAAGTTCACGCCAGTTATATTTGCATAAGTGTTTCCATTTTTTGCAACATTATGGCTGATTGAAATTAAACATGGCTTTCCTATTAGCGCAGTGACGTCAAATGCTAAAGCTTCTTGCTCTGTGAATTGTTTACCACGCCATGACTGTAGAAACTGTCTTAAAGCTGATTTCTCATGCATAGACAGAGTGAACTCTCTACTTATAACAAGAGGTTGTTCTCCATTTTCTTCTTTAAAGATCTTTAATTCTGTTGGTAGTTCCCAAGTTATTCTAACTTTGCTTACTCTTTTTAATTCTCCTTGGATTGTTTCTTCATTTGTTCCTAGTTGGATCATTGAATAACATCTTGCTGCGTAACTTCCAGCTGGGATTGGTTCGCGTCTAGAC